GGGGGAGAGAGGGAGAGAGGGAGAGGAGGGAGAGGAGGGGGCGTAGGTGTGGGTGGTGGGTGGATGGGAGGTGTGGGCGGCGGTGGTGGTGTGGTGTGGTGGTGGACGTGGGGAGGGGGGTGTGGCTTGGAGTTGTTGGCATTTAGTGGAATCTACCCGTGACGATTTAATTTTCGTAAAAAGGCGTTTTCGTAAAAAGGCGTCAGGGGTCATTAGATACGTAGTATACGTAGTATACGTAAGCTACGTAGTCTTCGTAAGCTACGTAGTCTTCGCAGTATCCTTTAGTATACTTGTTGCGATATATGTATACGTTGTCTACGTTGTCTACGTTGGCTACGTTGGCTACTGGTAGGAATCATAAGTTAGACGAAAGGAACCTACCAGTAGCCTATAGCCGAAGTGGAATCAAACGTCGGGAAAACATATTTATAAAAACCCGACACCACGACTAAGAAGTCAAACTAATATTAGTATATCACTTTAGTCAAGTGGGGCTGGCTCGTAGCTGTGAGGACCTATGTGAAGGTAGAAAGTTTGGTGGAATTTCTCCAGCCCTTGAGTATTATATCATGAAAAGGGGGGGAGCTGCTAAAGCTGTGAGTCTGTAATTTCGTGCTTTTGAAAGGACTTTAGCAGTTCCCCAGAGATATTATGTCACAAATATTTTATCAAGTATGTCAAGCAAGGGCAACCTGGTTTAGTACAAAGCAACATTACCAGACGTTGGTTGTCACGAAGGCAGTCGAGTCTTGTTTACGACCCTTGCAATTCTATGTTAGCATATGTATATGTTAGCTTTGATAGATGTTTGTCCTAGGTGTTCTGGGCAAATTAGTAATTCTGGGCAGATTAATGGCTATTCAGGGTATACAGAGATTTGCTGCATACATTGTGGGTGGGCTAAATATTCATATTTAGAGAAGAAGAACAAGAAGCCTAAAGAGTTTTTTGATAGACAGATAGTGCCTTATGAGGAGTCATTAATATCTGAAAAAAGGGCTAATAGACCTAGGTATGGGTATCCTGATATAGAAGTTTATATAGATTTTAAAATTTTTGATTCTGGATTTGAGAGGATGAACATCTCTAGTAGGTGTCCTTTCTGCGACAGGGATAAGAAAACTTACAAATCAAAGAAAACCAGAAGTCATAATTTACACAGAAGTGTTTGCGAAAACAAACATGTGTGGTATTTTAATTTAAAGGACAAAGAACCTATTTCATGGAGGTGATATATGCCTAAAGTAGGAAAGAAGAAGTTTCCATATACCAAAGCTGGTATGGCTAGAGCTAAGAAAGCTGCTAAGAAAACTGGCAGAAAAATGAAAAAGAAGAAGTCTTAATGCCTAAGAAGGGTCAGTACAAGGCTAACGCTTCGAAGGAAACAGTTAGGCAACGTAAAAAGAACCAGACACCTAGTCAGATGAAGAAACGAGTTGCCAGAAACTCTGCCCGTCGTAAGGCGATAAAGTCAGGTAGTGTTACTAAAACTGCTGGAAACGCAGGTAATCCTAGGCGAAAACCTGAAGTAGACCACTATAAGGGTGGCACCAGGGTGATTTCACACAAAAGAAACAGAAGTCGTGACAACAACAAGAATCATAAAGGTAGGAAATGATGCCTAAGATGAACGTAAAGGACTCCTCTGTCAATGCTGTGAAGGCTAGACAGGATTTATTTTTGAAGATGTATGAGAAGGTTGGGGTTATTTCTAGAACTTGTAATACTATAGGGCTACACATGGACACTGTAAGGCGTTGGAAAAAGGACGATGTGTTGGGATTTAGGGATAGATTTCTCGGTGCACACTATGTTTTTGCTGAATCTTTAGAAGAATTAGCCTATGACAGGGTGCAAAAGCAGAAGCCTTCAGACAATCCTACACTGCTAATTGCGTTATTAAATGCTAATCGCCCTGAGAAGTATCGACCGCAGGTCGGTTCGAGTGATGAAGTTACTAGGGATGTTATGATGGAGATGCGTAAGGCACTCAAGAAGATGAGGGACGAAGAAGAAGTGATTGAAGTTGAGGAGAATGAAAAAGAACAACTTGACAAATTGTTAGAATCTAAAAAGAAGTAGTGTGGATATGGTTGTACAGCTAGCAACTAATAAGAATAAATTTGCAGAAGTCTTGTATGAGAAGATAGGCTTCTCTCCTACTGAGTTGCAAAAAGATATTTTGAACTCAAGAAAGCGTTTTATTTTGGTTGCTGGGGGTGAACAGGCAGGTAAATCTATGGTAGCTTCTAAGTATTTGGTAGCCAGGTTGTTTGAAAATGATGAACCTGGTTTGTTTTGGCTAGTCGCAGCTGATTATGAACGTACCAGGGCAGAGTTTGAGTATCTTGTTGAGGACTTTGGTGCTATGGGGTTGTTGCAAGAGGCTTCTAAGAGAGTTGACCCTGGAAGAATCATTTTGGCAGATGGTACAAGAATAGAGACAAAATCAGCTAAAGACCCTAGGACTCTAGCTATGAGAGCTCCGAATGGCATCATAGGTTGTGAGGCATCTCAGTTAGATTTAGAGACATTCCACAGGTTACGTGGAAGATGTGCCCCTAAGCGTGGTTGGTTGTTCTTGTCAGGCACATTTGAGGGTTCATTGGGTTGGTATCCACAGATGTTTCAGGCGTGGCAGGCTTCAAGTAGTGCCGACGAGGTTTCTTTTTCTCTTCCGAGTTATTCAAATGCGTATTTGTACCCAGGTGGCAGAGAAGACCCAGAGATTTTAGCTTTGGAGAAGGCATCGTCTGATGACTTTTTCTTAGAGAGGATAGAAGGTATTCCCTCACCTCCTCAAGGGATGGTGTTTACAGAGATACGACCTGATATACATGTACAGAATGTAGAGTATGAACCTGACGTGCCAGTACATTTATGGATAGACCCAGGTTACGCCGAAGCATATGCTGTTGAAGTTATACAGGTAGTTAACGATCAGATACGAGTTATTGATGAAATATATGAACGAGATTTAATTACTGATGAAATTATAGAAATAGCACAGTCGAAGATATGGTGGAAAGATGCACGGTTCGGAGTTATCGACGTAGCAGGATATCAACATCAGGCTATGGCTGCACCTGCTGAGGTGTGGATGGATAAAACTGGTATATATTTTGATTCAGAAAAGATAAGAATTAACGATGGTACCGAGAGATTAAAGGCTTTTTTGAAGACCGATCCTGTCGATCAGAGAGAGCCAAGGATTGTATTTAATCCTAAGTGCGAGGGTATACTGTCAGAGTTTGGGATTAAGCCAAACCCATTTGATGGTCAGACAAGAGCATATAGGTGGAAAATGGATAGAGATGGTACAATAGTTGGAGAAACGCCTGAAGACAGGTATAATCATGGTATTAAGGCAGTAATTTATGGTTTGATTAACAGGTATGGCTATGGCTATATCACTGAAAACAGTACTATAAAGGTTAAAAGGTGGTAAATGGCTAACTATAAACCAGAAGAAATTATTGCATTAGTTGACAATCACTATGATTTGACAGAGCCTCTGCGTACTAGAATGGATGACGACCACAAGTTATACAGGCTAGAAGAATTTGATGCAGGCGAGGGTTACCAATCTTACACTTCTAATGAGCCACAGGTTTATGCAGACAAGTTAATTTCGTGGTTATCTTCTTCGGAGATGGTTGTAAGGATACCTTATGCCAACTCCAAAAGAGAAGACCGAGAGAATAACGATGCTAAAGAGAAGTTTATCTTAGGGTTAATCAAGGCTGCTGACGACAGGTTGGTAGATAGATTTCAGCCTACGATTAGACATCAGATGGGGTGGTTTATTACTTTACGTGGTTGGTATGCGTGTAGGGCTTTATTGGTAAAGGACGACGAGGGAGAAACATATGTAGACATTCAGCCATGGGATCCACTTCACACATATTGGGGTGAAGGAAAGAAAGGGTTATCTTGGGCATGTCACAAAACAAAGAAGACAGCTACTGAGATAGAAGCAATATGGGGAGTCAAGATTAAAGATGAAGGTTTGGGACCAGATGACGATGACGGCATAGATGTATATGATTTTTATGATTCAGAAGACAATATAGTTTGTACCGACGATACTGTATTGAAGGCTAGGACAAAGCATGGTTCAAAGAAGGTTCCTGTTGTTTTAGGTCCAGTTGGGGCACAGCCTTTAGTTCAGGCAATATCAGAGACAGGCAACTTAGACACAATAGAAGATTATGGAGAATCTTGTTATAAGTCCTCTAGGCATTTGTTTGATAAACACAATTTTATGATGAGTACAATGCTTGAATTGACAGCAAGGTCAAGGAAGCAGGGACTAAAGATAAAGTCCAGAGATGGGAACAAGACTTTAGATGAAGACCCTTATAAAGAGGGCTCAGAAATAGCTCTTGGTCAGGGGGAAGATGTAGAACCATTAGGTTTGTTGGAGATGTCTAAGGAAGCTGGGGTTTTCATGGGGATGGTTTCTGGTGAGATGCAAAGAGGTGGTTTACCCCACTCTATCTACGGACAGCTAGAATTTCAGTTATCAGGTTTCGCTATTAATACTTTGAGGCAAGGAGTAGAAACTGTATTGGTTCCAAGGCTACAGGCTTTGGAGAAGTCATACAGGGCTATATTCCAATTACTATGTGACCAGTATATAACTGGTGCATTTAAGTCTTTTGAAGTTAGTGGTAAAGATAAAAATAGGATGTACTTCAGGGAAGAGGTTACTCCTGAGATGGTTAAAAACGCTGGGGATGTTGAAGTTAGCTTTATAGGTCAACTTCCTCAAGACGAGATGGGCAAGATGTCTATGGCACAAATTGCCAGAGAAGGTCAGACCCCATTGTTACCAGATATTTATATTCGAGACAATATCTTAGGATTACAGTCAGCAGATCAAATGGAAGACGCTATAAAAGCACAGGCAGCAGAACGAATGTTACCTGAAGCAGCCATTTGGGAATTATTAAAGTCAGCTAATCGACAAGGCAGAGAAGATTTGGCAGAACTTTATCAGGGTGAGTTGCGACGTTTGTTCATGACTAAACGTATGGAAGAAATGCAGATGGTCAACCAGATGATGCAACCACAACAGCCACCTCCTCCTCCGCAGGGTATGCCTCCAGAAGGTATGCCACCGCAGGGAGGAGCAGGTCCTACGTTGCCACCAACAGTTATGCCTGACGCAGCTATGGGGGTTCCACCTCCAATGCCTACGGCACCTGTTGGACCGTCAGTTCCACCAGGAACTCCAAGACCAGGTGCACAAGGCACCGAAGGTCGATTAGCAGAATTAGGTTTAGTACCACCAACAGGAGGTAGTTAGTCATGACTTTAGAACAATTAATGGCGTCATATAGAGCCGGAGAGATAGATAGTAACAGAGTTTTAGAAACGCTGCAGAGACAATTTGGACAGGATAGTGCTACGGCACAAAGGACTTTACAGTCGTTTGATAGAGGAACAGGTCCTATATGGGGATTGGGGCTTGGTGAAGATATAGGTCAAGCAGCAAGCGATGTTGGTGGATTTTTCAAAAGATTAGGCGGAGGAATCGTGCCTGGGACTATGGCAAACATCATAGCAGGTGCTGGAGCACAGCAGTTATTTAACTTTTTCGGACAGGATGATAATGATTTATCTTCAGAGCAAATTAAAGCTAGGCTGCAGGCTGATGTGGTAGACAGAGATGAGGCTATAAATTTACTTACTAGAAACACAGGAATGTCCAGGTCTGATGCTATCAATACTGTAACGGGATGGGAAAGTGAAACTCTTACTAACATTCCGTTGAAACAGGCGTGGGGAGATCAGTGGCGAAGGTTCAGGGAGCAAGTGAGGGCTCTTCCAGGTCAGGTAGCTGAAAGAGTAACTGGCAGTCCTGCTGGTCAGGCTGTAGGCGGGGTTATAGATTTTGCTGGTGACATTCCAAATATATTAGATAGACCTTTAGCTGATACTTTTGGAGGAGAAACTACAGGGACTTTTGACCCTGGTATTGGAAGAAGTCCAGAACAGTTATTAGATATGGGAGGAGGAAGCCCTGCTTACTACTTTGGTGGTCAGGGATTGAGCCCAGAACAGTTATTAGGACAAAGAAGATCAGGTCCTATGGGAATGGCTAATCCTGCTTGGTTCCCTACTCGTACCTATGGACCGACCCCAACTGGCACGTGGACTGGTGAGCCAATAGACCCTATTACAGGTTTAAGAACAGATACCAGAGGTATTGTTGAAAGAGCATCTGGACGGCAACAAACATTACGAGACTTTGCGGATGATCCTGCTATGGGATTTGATGCTTTTACTATGCCAAGTGCTAGACCACCTTTCGGTACTAACATTGGTATAGGTGGAGCCAGACCTTCATCACCA